GCAATGTTTTTCACAATATGATCTATAAAGTGATTGGCATTAGTTAGATATAATCCATTCACTACAGCCCCTCTCACATCGGCAGTTACTCTGCCTTGCGCATTGTTTTGCAGTGTGAATGTTCCACCCGCATTGTTTTTAGTAAAAGGAATCGGTTGACCGTTTTCCCGAACAGCAACAATATCATCCACGGCTCCGTCATGAACCCGATAAAGTTTTGTAGCTGGATCAAGCAATACAGGCGAAATGTTAAAACACTGCCCAAAACAAAGCGGCAGAGGGTTACCAATATTCGGCCCCCTCTGGATTGTTCGTGGCTGAATGGGTTTGCTAAAAATAGTGGCTCTATCTTTGAACGACAATTTGGCTGTGTCATAGCTAATGACATCAAGCTGCTCAACTTGCCCCACAAGAATTTGTCCAAATCTGGATTTAGGCCAGGATGCATCCCCAACATAAATGCGTACCTCATAACCGGAGAACACAGCAGTTTCAACGAGCTCTTGCAGCTGTTCGTCGAGATATAATTCCATTTCCCCGATTGCAACCCGGCTTGCACCGGAGAACACTTCGCTCATGTCACGATCAAACTCAGGCAGGCGCAGAATAGTATCCGGATAGGGGTACCAGGACGGCTCATCAGAAGCACCCGTACGGTAGGGGTGCGTCGCTCTACGCAAAGTTCCAGGTTCTGCGTATTGCAGATAATCAATCTCCAGGAGATAACAGCGGTCCAGCCCCGGCGTTCTTAACCATTCTTGAAATGTCATTACATCACTCTCCTGCCGCTAAATACCAAATCCTGTGTTCGAGCAAGCTCCATACGTGTTCTGGCAAGTTCAGTACGTAAGGTTTCAGTATCTGTATTTGCTGAATCTCGCTGTTGACGCAACTCCGAAATCACAACGTCGGTAGCTTTGGTTTGCACAGCAATCGCATCTACGATATTGGCTCCGGTCTGAAGAGTTGCCTCAATATGACGGTTCTGCGTAGCTAAGGCTTCATCTCGTGCCTGGCGATGTTCAGCTTCAAGTGCGGCGGTAGCAGCCGCTTGTTCCTCTTTTTCCTTTTCTTGTAATTCCTCAAGTTTTTTCTGCAGCGCTTCCAATTCCCGCAAGGCCGATTGCTGCAAGTATGTATCGCTATTTTGATAGGCAACTGTCGTTGCCGGCGCGCGCGGCTCTTCCGGTGCTGATGCTCCTATACTGCGATAGGTTGAGTGAATTTGATTAAAGATTGCAGCGTATTCAGTAGAACCTTGTGCATAGAATTCTTTTGCAATATCCAGGTAACTTCCACCTACAGATTGCAACTGCTGCATCGCAGATGCGTCACCTTTTCCAGCAGCGGCTGCAAGGCCATCGAATTGCTTTTTAACTTCGCCCATTCGAGTTCCCAGCAACTCGGGACTAAGGTTGGAAATCAACATTGAGTCAGCTGCATTTAATAGTTGCTGTGCCGCCGAACGGATAGCATTCACTGCCGCAAGTTCCGCCTGGTAGCGCTGCTGAGCTGCATCACTTAGCTGCTTATTTCTAGCTATTTCTGCGTTGTAACGAGCAGTAATAGCCTGCTGCATTTGCTGAATAGCTGATATTTGATCTGAAGTACTACCAACACCGATCTGCCCTTTCAGTGAGCTAATTTGACTCTGCTGGTAAGAAACCTCATTCCACCCACCTGACTGTCGTCTTATGGAAAGAATTGCATCAGAAATTCCGCGGCTTGCATTGGCGATAGCACTGTAGACTTGCTGATATTGATTGTTCAGGCCCTCCAGAGATCTTGTATGCTCGTCGTTGAGACGAGTCATTTCGCTCTCAATTGCGTCCACGCGTTTTCTGGCATAAAGACGCTCGATGAAAACGGTCTCAGCACCCACTGACTCGGCAATACGAATCTGCTCGTTATACCACCCTTGCAAATCGAGTAGAGACTGCTCAAAAGCCGACATATCCAGAGACGCCAACTCGTCCCTGATATTTGCCTCAAACTCCTCACGACGCTCAATAATGTCGTAATACTCACGCAAGCTGGGAACAAGTTGCATCAATGTCGAAAACAACTGACGACCGCTATCAGTAGTCAGGTCAATAGCATCAACAATTCCACGAATACCAGCAGCTGAATCAGGCAATGACAGACCAAGATCGGAGAACGCGGAATTTACATTTCCGGATAGATTGGCAAATTTTTCAGCATCACTGTAAAAGCCATCGAAATATTCACTGGTCAAATCCCGGAACTCTTCAATTCCGCCCATCAATTCGATAAGTGACTGGGAAACCGCAATCCGGGTCTCAGCAGTTACATCACCCAAAGCCGAGATTTGAATGCCTAGCGTATTTAGCTGGGCATTTACGATCGCTTGCTCCTGAGCAACCCGGATCAGGGTTTCATAAAGACCCTCCCCCATCTTCTGATATTGGCTCATAGCAGGTACGAGCCATTTCACCATCAGGTCAGATTGGCTGCTGAATACAGCATTTAGTTCTTTTTCGACTTCTTCACCGGATAGATCTTTAAGAGATAAGTGAGGAAGATTAATAATATAATTATCAAGGCTACGCTCAAGATCAAAACCCAATACATCAACTGCACCGGTTATTGAGTCGTTAATATGCAAGAAAATTTTACTGAACTCACTAATAAGTTCATTATCAAGATCAGAAAACTCTGTAGCATGAGATTTTTTCTTAATAAGGCCCCAAGCCTTTTTCTTTGTGGTTTCAATTACACTATAGTAACTTGCATCTACTATCCCGCTTGCAACAATGTCCCCAATACTTTGAACATTAAAACTGATTCCGGAATCCGTTAGCTTCCGTTTTGTAGAACTAAATCCGCCTATAATGCTATCAATTACTCCAGCGATAGAACCTGTAAGTCCGTCGTAATTTCCGAGCTTGTCCCACGCTCCGGACAAGTTTGAAGAGTAATCAGAACTTTTTCCCAGTTCTCCCGAATAGGACGCATCATTAAATCGGCCATAATTACGAACCAAATTGGAAGCCAAACGAGTAATTCCAGAGTTCAACCCTTTAACAGATGAATTAATTGAGCGCAACTCTCTATATTGATCCAGCTCAAGCTCTTCAATACGCTCGAATACGTTTCCAATGGAGTTGGATTTTGCTGAACTATCGCCCAACAAAGTGCCTGTACCTTGCTTTTTCTGCCGCTCAGCCGAAGTAGGTGCAGATCCGTTGGCAGATCCGCTAAAGGCACCAAGGCTGGCCATGAGAGCAGCCATTGCAGCGATTCGGGCAAACGCCGTATAAGGATCACCCTGCCCCTGGGTAGTAATGGCTACCAAAGCATTTTGCGCTGCTTTTTGAATAGTGATGGCAATTTCTACGGCTGAGAACGCCATCTCCATTTTGTGTAAAGCTTCACGCTCGCGTGATTGCTCCCCAAAAAATTTCGACATGGTGCCCGACAGAGCAGAATACTGACCTGCCGTGTTTTGAAGGTTGTCCAGTTTTAATTTACTCTCTTCCTTCTCGAGAGCTATAATTTTCTTCTTGGCTTCTGGAGAACCATCGTCCAGCGCCTCCAGTTCCTCACGCTTCTTTTGAAGTTTTCCGAGATCTTCGCGGTATTTTTTCTGGGCACCAGTCATCACTCCTAACTGAGTGGTCACCTTGCCAAAACTTTCGAAAATTCCGCTACCGGCGGAACCCCCTAGCTTTTCCAACTTGGCCAGACTGTCCAGCAAATCCTGAAATGGCTTTGAAGATGCTTCACCACTTTTGTTAATTTGATTGTTGAGCTCTTGCTGGGCTTTAATTTGGGATTCGATCGCCGCTTGCATGGCCGGGTCGTCACCCTTCAGTTGCTTCAGTGCTTTTTGAACCTCATACTCCTGCTGACCTTTTTCAAGCTTGATTTGAAGCAACTCTGTCTCACGTTGTAGCGACTCCAGATATGTTAAGTCGGGGTCTACCTCCTTTGCTTTCTCTTTAGAAATCAGCAGTTGCTCAATAGCGTTTTTGTACTCATTTGTTGCATCGACTCTGGAATTGGCATCAATAACAGCGCTATTGGACTCAGCATCCGATCTATTCAGATTTTCCTGGGCGGCAACCAAATCGGTCACTGCATTCGTTACGCCATTAATAGCGGCAGCACCAAGATCAGAACCTGGTGGAAGATTGATAGCATTATTTAACTGCTTAACTTGTTCTTCTGTATCGCTTACAACTTTACCTACGTTGGCGAAAGCGCTGGAGTAGTGATCATCTATTTCTGATATTTTCTTTGCAGTAGTTTCACTAATACTCTTTAGAGCATCCTCATGCTGTTTAACAGTTTGCGATTTGAGCCCATCCAGCTTTCCATCCAATTCAGAGAAGATGCCATCAAGACCTAACACTCCAAGAGCCTTCCCTCCCAGACTGGACAACCATTTGAAAAAATCAATAATTTTGGATTGTGCATAATCAAGAGGATTGGAGAAAGCAAACTTGATGTCTTCTGAAAGAAGGTTGAAGTAACCCTCAATTTGAATGGCGATTCTATGGATACCGGCAGCCAGCGCTATACCCGCCTTTTCCACAACCTCAAACTCATTACGCAAATAAGTGCCTATTTCCCATCCTGCATAAGCAGCTGCGGCAAGAAGGGTTGCCGAGCGAAGAGAAAACAGGGATTTTACAGTCAATGCATTTTTTTGGGAGAACGCATCGGCGACAACGGACTTATATTCCAATGCTGCACTTAGCCCATCCATAGCCTTTTTAGCCTGCCCAGCTACTGCCGGCACGCCATAAATTGCAAAAGCAAAAGCACCGACAACCTTCGTAGAAGTTTCCAAAAGGGAAATGTAACGATCCAACTCTCCTGATTGAAAAGCCTCATTCACTGTATTCAGAGCCATGGATAGATTGGAATATATATCCGCCATTCCATCACTTAATCCAAGATAGTCTGCAATCGCAGCTTTTGAAGTGTTAAGTGCTAATTCATACTGTTTTTGAGATCGCTCTAACTCCGTCAGCTCACTTCCCGCCAAACCACCAATTTGTTCGCGCAACTCCCCGATAACACCAGCCTGAACTTCGAGGAGTTTTCCATTGTCACTCAATTCACTCCAAAGAGTTTTCTGTGATTCAGAAAAGTCAAAGCCGGACTCAGCCAGCAGCTTGATTCCTTCAGCGGGGTTGCTCAGCGCTTCTCCCAGCAGCTTTGCGCTTTCCGGGAGAGAAACTCCCATTGCAGAAGCAAGATCTGCAGAAAGACGAATAACATCACCGAATGCTTCGCCTGAGACATTTGAATACTTAAGAACAGCTTCCTGAGCTAACAGAACTTCATCTCTACCGTAAGAAGTACTTGCAGAAATTTTTGATGACTGATCAACCAGTTCCTTAACAGATAGACCTGCTGTATTTCCCAAGGACCTGACAACAGATTCTGTACGTAGCAGATTCTTTTCTACATCTTGCTGCGCATTGACCAAGGACATGAAGATCTCATCGATCATCAAGTCCTTGGCAACATTACGAATACCAAGCAAGTTGCTTCCCAATCCCGATAACCTGGAGCCCAGTGTGTTTGCAACACTGCCTACCCCCTCCAGCTTACGGGCCGCCTCAGTTCCAGCCTCACCGGTTTTAAGCAAGAGTGATGAGGTTTCCATAGAATATTGCTTTATGACATTGATGTTCTGCACAACAACATCGCCATGATTGGTTATCATTTTGAGAGACAGTTTCAGATCATTCATGATTTTGCTTCAATATTCCATTGAGATAAGGCGGCCACTTCCATCGTCTTTAAACCGTCCCATACCAGATCTTTCAGGTGATGAGGCAACGATGCGTAGTCGGGATTAATAGAAATTCGGGCAGACACAGCTGTGTAATCAAGCCCAGTTCTAGTACCACTCATTCCGGCGTAACGCCATTGAGTAGCCACATCAAAAAACAGACTGACAATCAACTCATTGGCGGGCTGGATTTCCGGTATGTGGTCTCGGGTTTTTTGTACCTTGTCTACCAGCGACAAGGGGGCACCTGCTGCCTGTAGCGATTCAGCAACACGGTCATTGTTGCTGAACCTGGCTCCAGCCCACCAGGAAGCTACTTTTTTAGGTTTTCTTCAATAATTGAAGGATTGCGAGCATGCGCATAGGCTTTATTTACCGCATCACGCACTTCGGAAATTCGCAGCATTGTTTTGATTGCTTCAGGGCTCACTGCTACAGGCTCACCATTATCATCAAGCAGAGGAAACTCTTTACCTGGCATTGGCTCAAAGCCGATAAATATTTGCTCTACTTGCTTGATCATTTCGGATACAACTGCAGCTGTACCTTCTTTCTGAGCGAGTTCAATGTCTTCAAGATTTTTTAAACCTGCATCCTGACTAATAGTTTTGAACCGGCCAATGAAGCTGGCTTGTCCGTACACAGTGTTACCCTTCTCATCAAATTTTTCTGTTGGATAAGCGATATGTACAGGAGCCTTAAATACTTGCTCGGCGAGCGCATTAATACGAACTTTCATAATAAATTCTCTAGTAAATTGAATTTTGAAGAGGCGTCCTTGCCAAAATCTGGATCCTTTAGCTATTAACGGAAGACCATAGTGAAATCGTTGTCTCGTGCAGTTGGTACAACATCAAGCGTCATCTGCAAGTGGCTGATTCCATCGACTACCGTTGGGGCAATACTACTCAACTGCAGATTTGGAATATCCAGTTCAAAAATATGACCTTCATCAGAAACGTCACTTCCAATCTGATATTGAAGAGACCCGAATGCAGACAGCTTTTTCCACCAATCAAAGTCCTCGATAAGCGGTTCCTCAAATGTAATTTCAATTTGAGGTGCTCTTGATACGATCTGAGCGGACTCGTCATTAGTAACAGCCCGATATACAACGTTGTTGCCCAGACGGAAGACCATCTCCGACATATTCACGTCCTGACCGAACAACTTCATCTTGGTAATAGACAAAGGATCTGTGACCATTGGTTTTTCGTATGCGGTAAAGTCCGCGCTTTGGAAATCAGATACCTGAGTAGGATCAGCAAACAGTGAAATCAAATTATTAAAAGTAAATTTCGGAAGAGCACTGGTACCCAGATTCATTTCCAAACTACAGCGAGCACCGAGCGCGGTATGCTTCAACTTTCCTCTGAATACATGCAAGGTGCAGCTTTCGTGGGAAGTAGATACGGGAGAGAAAGTTACTTTCTCGTTTTCGACTACTGCAGGAACCAGGCCTGCGCAACGTAATAGCGGGGAAATTGCAGGCAGGTCGCCCGGAGTACCCACGCCGGCAAGGTATCCGGTCAATGTGCCAGTAATACGCTTGTTGCGCTGAACGGTACCCTTACTGCCACCACGTCCTGCGTCATACTCCATAGCCTCCTGATCGCCGTCCAGCAAGTTCAGCTCTGCTTTAACTCGCATCGCATTAGCAACTGACGTTGGTGCAGCGTCAACACCATAAGTTGTTTCTACTGCTGCAAGACACAAAGTATCCTGTTCGTAAATACGTTCACCCATAATCATCTATCTCCAAAAGTTAACGAGGGACCAAAAACTGAAATGCTATATAGTCGCCACGGTCGTTATTGACATACACACTTTTACTACTTACTACTACCTCACACCTTTCAGACATCAGGAAAATGTCTAGCGCTTTTACACGTTTTCAAAAGTCTGACTCATAAATCTGTTCACTGTATAAACATCACTCCAAAGGAGGACATTTCTGTCGTAGTCAACCAACCCTCCTGACTCCCAGCAACAGCAGGAAACGCCT